CAAGGCAGACCCATTGATTCTTGGGCATCGTGTACGAGGTAAAGATATTGGAGGACGCCCCCACAGCCGGCACATTCTGGTCGGTGACAAAGAAGGTGCCATTCCCCCACATGCCAAAGCCCCACCAATTACTATTGGGGCCGGTCGTATCGGAGCGCATGAGCTTGGTGTACACATCGGACCAGGTAAACCCGCTGCTGACCCGGATATAGAAGCGCCGCCAGAACGTGCCCGTGTTGGTGAAGAGACGGTCACTGAACCCCCCGCAATTCGTTTGCGCCGCCGCATCGGGGTAGCAGACCGCATCGAAGTTATAGCGAAGCGAACCAGCCCCGCTGAACTTCACGGTCGTATCAAACGTCATCGGGGTGGAGGCGTACCCAGTCGGGAGCGTATAGCCGGTATTGCCGGACTCCAGTTCATCGTCCCAATACGTCGCCGCCTGCGCGGGCGCACTCCAACACCACACACTCATCAGCAAGAGGCCTATCTTGATGATCATCATCCCCCCCATTAGTTCATCAGAAAGCTGCCGATCGCCCTCCGTGGGCGCGTCGCGCGCAGGCACTGCAAGCACGTCCCTCCTCGCTTAACTCGCCCGGTAGAACCCGGCTGCCGCGATCTGCGCCGTGATGTCGGAGCCGTCCGGCGTCACCACGAAATCATGGAGCGTCAACGGCACGATGTTCGCGTCTGTGCCGCCCGTCGTATCGTTATCATAGGCCACCACCACATCATTCCATCCATCGCCGGCTGCCACGCCGGTCCACGTCTGATCGGGAATGTCGAGATCGACCCGATCGTTCGTATCGTCCGGAGCAAACGCCACAATGTCGGCGTCCGTCAGCACTTTGCGGGCATAGCCGGAATTCGTGACTTCGTTGGTCGTGCCAGCGACCAGCGCGGTGACGGTATCCACATCGCGCAGCGTCGCGTCCGACTCGATGCCCGACGTCGCCAGCACCAGAATGATCAGCGCCGAGTTGGCCGGATCGTTGGTATCGACCCGGTTATACAGTTCCGCGACCCGACCCTTCGCAATATTGAAGACCAAATCAGCCACGAGCCACCTCCTTCACATGCGCCTTCCGCTTCGGCGTGATCCCCTGAGCCAGATACAGGTCCTCACGGCGCTGCGCTTCGGTCTTTGCGCCATACGCCGCCTGCTGCTGGGCGTCCAGCACGCAGTCATAGTAATGGATCACCTCGTAGCCAGCCGCTGCTGACGCGCAGGGATATTTCCCGGGCACGCGCAAGATGGTGTACCGCAACGATTCCGGTTGAGCCTGCAGGGTCAGGACATCCCCATGAATCGAGATCCACCCTTCCGTAAGTCCGGCGGCCACCAGCTCGGCTGAAAAATGCTGAGCCCGCGTCGTGCCGGTATGCTGCACTTCCACATAGGCCAACACCGGCACGGCGCCATCCGCCCCTGACTTGTAGTGTCGCTTCAATCGCATGACTCGCCTCCTTAGCTCACCTTATTGAGATTCCGCACGGGATAATCCACTTCGTACTTGAGTCGCTTCGTGCTGCTATACCCCACCTCGATCAAGAGCCGATGCCACTCCAACTCCGTGGCGGCATTCGCAAGACTGTTATCGAGCGCGACGGGCTCGATCGTCAGCAGCCCGCTGGTGGCATGGATCGTCCCGCGTCCCACGTTCTTGATATCCACCTGCGTGACACTATTGATGATGGGCTGAGACGGTTCATCGCGGGCGTAGATCGTGAGTGTGGCGGTCTGGATCGCCGCCAGCGGCACCGCCGCACCGGTCTCATCGAGCAAGGTCATCGTGATGCGCGGCCCGGACGATTGCTCCGGCACAACAAGCTCAGCCCCGCCGGCATCTTTCAGGATCGTCAGATTTTCTTTGATCGGTGCCGCCATTGCGCCGCGCTCCTAATTCGGACAGGTTCGGCAGGCCTGCGCCAAGCCGTCCCCGAAGATCGTCGTACACTCCGCGATGCAACTGCCCCCGCAAAACTGCCCGAGGGCCTGATCGCGCTTCCCCTTCGGCTGATCCGTCAGCCATGGCAACTCGATCCCACAGAATCCAAGGATGCCGCGCTCGGCGGCGATGTGCTCAAGGCATCGCTTGAGGAACGCATCGGAGTCAGCAGGGCCGAACTCGGTGCAGACGGCCCGGAGCTTGGTGACGTCTCCTCCAGTGAGGGCGACGAGACTGCGTTCGACCCATTGGCTCCAGGTGCATCCAACCGTGCGAGCGCCTCCAGGTGATTTTGAAACACCCGGCCCGGCACCAACATCGCCATCTGATCCGGCCGATTGCTGTAAAAAAAATGCGGCCCGAACAAGGCCACCTCCCCGCCGGTCAAGTGCCCGGCGAACGCCTGCGCCCGCTCCGCAATCGCGCTGAACGGCTGGCGGGAATGCGCCGCCCGGTCATGCCCATCCGCGATCAGGCAGATCGCCATGAAGAGCGGACCCTTCTCGCGCAGCAGGTCATGCACGGCCGCATAGTCGAGCGCCTGCATGTCGATCCCGTTGAAGATGTGCTCGCCGAGCCACTTGTTCTGCTGCCAGGACAGCGGCTCCAGGCGATACGTCACGCCGTCGATCCGGTAGATCTTCTCCGTCACGTCGTCGGTCTGTTCCACAGCCGCTCCTATGTCCATGCTTCGGAGAGTTCGTCATCGCCGCCGGCAGCACTGCGCGCGAGCAGGAAATCCACCCCCAACGTCGCGAGTCCGTTCCGGTCTTGCGGGGAGAGCTTGGTGTACTGGCAGACTGGCGCGCTGACCGTCAGGATATTGCCCGCCGAGCCCGCATGCTTCCAGGTGAGGATCCCCGTGGTCCCCGCGAGCAGACGCCCGTAAAAATCGTGCGTCGCGACGAGTTCGAGCTCCGGATCGATGCTGCCGATCACGTTGCGCTTCGTCAGCACGGTGCTGATATAACCCTCCGCTTTATTGATGTCTGGCCGGGGCTCCAGCGTATTGCCGAGATCGATGGCGATCTGCGAGACGAACGCGGAGAAGCTGGCCACACTGAACACCGCCGTGAGTAAGGCCACCGGCACCGTGGTTTCCACCCCAGACGGAGTCGGGAGCGCCACATCCGTCACGCCGTCATAAATGCCGATGAAGGTGTACTCATAGACCCCCGGTTCGCCGTTCTTCGCCGTATATTTCCGCGTACCACGCGCCCCGCGAATCTGTTGCCGAACCCCATCCACATAGACCGCCATCGTCAAGGTCGGAATGCTGGCCAGCGCGGAGACCGGCGCATACGTCACACTGGTGACGGCGACGATGGTTTCCCCGAGACCACAGGCTTTATTGAGCTTACCGAGCGCAGGGGCCGTGCCTGCCGTCCCCGATCCCTTCGCTTCCACCTTGCAGCTGATCTGCGCCAGGCGGGTGCCCGGAATCATCTTGAAGGCCGATAGCGAGACACTCAGGAGATTTCTCGCGAACATGGAGATGTTCGGCTCGAACTTCGCCGGCTCCAAGAGCTGCACATTGCAATCCGCCCCCGCCAGCGATTCGGCCACGCCTTCTGACGCTTCGATCTTCGCTCCAAGCACCTGGCGATTACTGAGAATGCGTCCCATCGTTCACACTCCTTCCGCGCAGGCGCGGCTTAATCCCGTTCAGATCGTTTCGGCGGCTCCACCAGCTCGGCACTTCCCCCGCGCAACAACCGCTCGGCCTCCGCTTTCGGCAGATCGAGCACATCGTGCGGTTCGCCGACCTTCTCGCCCTTCTCGTCGTGATACGTGCAACTCAATTTGATTTTCATCGTTACCCCGCTGTCGTCGGATCGAGCCGGCTGTGCCGGTAGTGGATGCGATAAGCCACGGTGCACGAGAGCACCGGCTGCCCCTCTTCGATCTGCACTGGCCCGACGCCAATTTCTTCCGTCAGTGTTGCCAGGTTGTCGCGGCGCTCGTCGGCTTGCAGGCTCTTTTGCACATCGGCAATCAGGCTATTCATGACCTCTGAGGCCGACCGCGCATCGATGTCGTCGTCCTGCTGCACGAGCAACACCACCCCCACCTGCAACTGACGCGACAGATACCCCAACGGCGCTTCGGCGAGCACATCATCATCGCCCTCCAACAGATAGGCCATCGGCGGCTGCGTCGTTTGTCCCCGCTGGAGCGTGCGCTCAACGGCCGTGAGGGTGTTCGCATACCCA